TACTCTATATAAGGAGGGCGCATAGCGCGAGGGAAATAAATATTTTTACTCCTGTATGTACATTTTGTTATCACTATGGTATAATAGGACTAACAGTTGGAGGAAGGACGATGAGTAGAATTTTAGACATGTTGCAGGAGGTTGAGGAGGGTTATCACCCTCTCGTAGCTATTCTGAACATAGCCAGAGAAGAAGAATCTGATGGAAGGTTGAGATTGGATTGCCATAGGAGTATAGCTAAATACATAGAGGCTGAGCAGAAGAGCATTGAGGTGAAGAGTGCTGACAATGCAGAGATGTTCGGTTTAAGAATAGTGATTGACAACGAGGCGGCTTAGCTTGAGTGAGGACAAGTTTGTAACTTATGTGGCCAGTAAGACTGGGAGCAGGTTTCATAATAGTGACAAATTTGTCCGGATGTTGTTTGGGCCTATCGGTAGCGGGAAGTCAGTAGCCTGTATTATGGAGATGGTGAGGTTGAGCTTGGCTCAGAAGCCTCATTTAGGGGTAAGACGGACGAGGTGGTGCGTGGTGCGTAACACCTATCGGGAATTGCTGGATACAACCATGAAGAGTTTCTTTGATTGGATACCCCAGAGTATGGGGACGTATTCAGCACTTAATACAACCTTCATATTAAAGATCAGGTTAGAGGATCGGACTACTGTTGAGGCAGAATTTCTATTCAGAGCGCTTGACAAGCCGAAGGACGTAAAAAAATTGCTAAGTCTGGAGCTTACTGGGATATTTCTGAATGAGTGTAGAGAGATTCCACAGCAGATTTTGGACATGGGGCAAGGAAGAGTGGGACGGTATCCAAGTAAGCGTAATGGGGGGCCTAGTTGGTGGGGTGTGATCGCAGACACTAACCCCCCAGACAGCGACTCATGGGTTTATCGGTTATTCGAAGAGGATTGCCCTGAGAACCACGCCATATTTCATCAACCCAGTGGGCTTGATGATGACGCAGAGAACATTGGGAACTTACCCCCTGCGTACTATACCAATATGATGGCCGGCAAGACTGAAGAGTGGATCAATGTGTACTGCAAAGGGCAATATGGGTTTGTATCCGATGGTAAACCCGTCTATCCGGAGTATAACGATGCTCTACATTATAACTCTGAGCTCGTAATACCTGCGGGTGGAAGTATATATATCGGCATTGACTTTGGATTGACGCCCGCAGCGACATTCGGATACATAAAGGCGGATGGAACCATGGCCCTGATTGATGAGTTGGTGACGTTCGACATGGGGGCTGTAAACTTTGGACGGTTGCTTAACGAAAAGGTAAGCAGAGAGTATCCTGGGAGAGAGTTTGAGATATATGGGGACCCCGCAGGGGACCAAAGAGCACAGACGGATGAGATAACGCCCTTTATGATTCTGCAAAACATGGGAGTAAACGCAGTCCCCACATACACCAATGACCCTATTATAAGACGGGAAGTTGTTGCGGAGTATTTAGGCAGGCTTAATTTCGTAGGGACTCCGGCCTTCGTACTAGGACCAAAATGTAAGATGCTTAGGAAGGCGTTTAATGGGGGGTACAACTATAAGCGTATGCAAGTGACAGGGGAAGAACGCTATATGGACAAACCAGACAAAGGTAAGTTTTCACATATATCTGACGCATGTCAGTACATGATGTTAGGAGCAGTAGGGGGTGGTGCAGTCGTAGGGGGTTTTAATAGTGACCCTATTGACTACAGTGAAGTAAATAAGGGCATTGTGTAATGCCTATACTTGGTGGATTACCCCAACAAAATCAAAGTCAAAGGCCTCCTAAAGGTACGGTTATAGGTAATCTACTAACCTCCCTAAAGGGTCAGTTACCAGACAGTATGCCTGACCCCTCTAAGATGTCTATAGAGGAGCTCTTGGAACTTATGGACAATGTAGGGGGTATGGGTGGGATAACTAAGCTTGTAAAAGGCATAGACCCCTTAAGGTTAACGCGAAAAGAGTTCTCGGACCTCGCCCCTAAAGGACTAGATGACTTAACACGAGGTGCCCATGTGTTAAGAGGGCGGTCAGGGTACTTCCCGGGATACAACAGGGGAGTAGATGGGATAGAAGATTTATCCATGCTACATGATTTGGCTACACAAAAGAAACCCCAAGGCTTAAATATAGAAGATATACAGAAAGAAATTGAGGATTTATCAAGCGAATTAGATATCCATCCAGATTTTATGGAGGAGCTAATTCGCCCTACTAGGCAGATACTGGATAAACCTCTATATGTCACAAGAGATGGTACACACAATAGAGAATTTATGAGTGATAGGCCTGGTTTAGGGCCTGCACAAAACGACTTACATAGTGCAAATGTTATAGAGCCTGAAGATACAGACCAATATATGGAGGCTATTTGGGGGGGAGCTAGCTCAGATTTGATATACAAGATAGAATCTGGTGAAGAGATTTTCCATCCAGGTAGCCTAGCTGATCGGAATGAGGTTATACTTCGAAGAGGTACACTTGATAAGTCAAAACAAATGGATAGAGGAAAGTACAAGGAGGCAATTGAAAAAGGGTTAGCTCCATTCGCTGTAGGCGGATTGGGTATAGCACAATTTTTAGAACAATTAGAATCGGAGCAATAAAAAAATGAAAGTGAAGTTATTAGTAGGAGTCCTAGCGATAATCGGGTCTCTCTCGATGATATCAACGGCGAGAGCATATGAATGGAGAGACGGTGATGGTTATCGATATAAGTTTACGTGTGAAGATACCGTAGCGTGGCAAGAGCCAAATGGGGTATACATCTTCCTACATGGTGAAGGGGGCGAAGGGCTTAGTTATGAACCGTCTAGTTTACTTGTCAATGGTGACACAGAGGATTTATTTAATCGCATCTTGGACAATTGTGGTATTATCGTTGCACCTCGCGCCTCAGCCGCCAGGTACTTTACCTGGGACTTCACAGGGACACACACCGCAAATGGTGAGATTTCAAAAATAATCAGCTTACTAGTGTTAGCCGAAGACTTGTTTGACCAACCAACAAATTTGATTGGTGGAGCTGCAGGGGGCAATATGGCGTTTGCGGTGGCCTCTAGATTGAATAGAATTGGACGAAATGACCTAATTAAACGACTGGTGCTAGTAGAAACAATTAGCCCCTTCGATATCCGAGTAAATGGTAAATTGCCCGCATATGACGGTATTGGACCTTTAACCTGCACAGGACCATCAAGTGAGTACACGTTAGGTGGTGGATTAGTTGAGAATGAGGAGTGCAATTTCATCAGAATGGGCTTGCCTAATAGACATGCTAGTTTTGATACTGACACACTCGTGGTATATAGTACGGATGATGATATTGCACCAGAAGCTTTGAAAGAAGTTTTAGCGGGTACCATTGTGCACTACTCAACCATTGGACCAGCTACAGCGGATATAATGGTTGTAGGTGAGAGCCACGATATTTCAGCTGCAGGTTGGGCAGCAGTTGGCGACTTTGTTATTGATTAAACATGTTATCAGACGACGCAGTACTATCGATTGTTCGAAGCGAATTAGGTAAGGTATATAACGGCTCCACAGATACAGGTGGAGGTTCTGGTATACCGAACTTAGGGCTATCTCTAGATTACTACATGGGCAACCCCAATGGTCATGAGGTAGAGGGTCGTTCAAGAGTTACGTCTACAGACGTCGCTGATGCAATTGAGTGGATAATGCCTCAGTTAATGAAGTCATTCACTCAGAATAATGATATTGTTACGTTTGACCCCGTATCAGAGGGCGATGAAAAGCAAGCTGATATGGAGTCACAATACGTATATGAAGTATTGATGAAGCAGAACGATGGCTTCATCTTACTACATCAGTTTATTAAAGATGCCTTGATGCAACGGAATGGCATATTAAAGGTGTACTTTGAAGAGAGGACAACGGTTTGGTCTTCTGATTACACAGGGATTAGTGAGCAAGAATTAGCAGTCCTCACGCAAATGGGGGGCGAAGTTATAGAGCTTACGGGGTATCAGGACGAACAGTCAATGATAGCTTATGAGCAACATACACAACAAAATCCAGGCGCACAGGTCCCTCCACCCCCTACTCTCTATAATGTAAAGGTAGAGTATAATAGTGATGAGGGTCAGATAGTTATTGACCCCGTGCCACCTGAAGAGTTCAGAGTAAACCAAGATCACAATAGTATAAATCTTGACTCCGCTAGATTTACTGCCCACATAGTTGATATGACTAAGTCTGAGTTGGTAGCTTTAGGTTACGACAAAGACATGGTAAAAGAACTTCCAACTGGGGGATCAAATGTATACGAGACAGAGTATAGGTTTCATGCCCAGGGCGAGGATGTTTATACGGATAACGATTCAGTAGACTGGACCCAAGAAGAGGTCACAGTAGCTGAGTGCTTCTTACTGATAGATGTAGACGAGGACGGAGTGTCTGAACTATGCAAAGTAATGGTTGTAGGAGGGGATTCACCTACTAATGTATTAGACATTACACCTATAGAGGGGATGCCTTGGATATCTACAACAGCCATACTCATGTCCCATAAGTGGCAAGGTTTATCGATATTTGATAGGCTTAAAGAGATACAGGATCAGAAGACTGCCTTATGGCGGTCGATGTTTGACAATATTTACTTACAGAATAATCAGAGATTTACAGCTCTTGAGGGGGCTGTAAATATGGATGACTTACTAGTATCCAGACCAAATGGGATTGTCAGAGTTAAGCGACAGGATGCATTGGTTCCAATCATTACTCCTCAATTGACATCAGATAACTTCTCGATGATGAGTTATCTGGACCAGGTAAAGGCGGGAAGATCAGGAGTATCTGCAGAGGGAGGGGCGACACCTCAGAATATAGGGGATAGAGTGGGTTCTCAAGGTGTTGATCGAATGATGAATGCTAAGGAGGAACTTGTAGGCCTTATAGTTAGGGTTGTTGCAGAGACAGGGGTAAAGCCCCTATGTATAAAGATACGAGATTTGAGTATAAAGCATGTCAGCACTATCAAGGACTTTAAGTTTAGGGGCGAGTGGTCTAAGGTTCAGCCTTCAAGCTGGATGTCACGTAGCAGCACTACTGTTAGAGTTGGCACAGGTTCTGGCAATACTAGTGAGAAGGTCTCAGCGTTAACTCAGATAATGATGATCCAGGAGAAGTTAGCGATGATGCCTGGGCAGAACTTGATTGAGGACGAACACTTTTATAGCGCAATAGATGACTACTGCAAATGGAATGGCTTGAATGGCGCAGGTAAGTACTTTTTAGATCCAAATACTGAGTTTGCCCAGCAGAAGAGGCAGCAAGGTGAGAAGCAGCAGGCTGAAGACAAGCAGAAGATGGAGCAAATGCAGCAGGCGGTAGCTAAATCACAGATCGATTTGGCTCAGGCCGAGATGATGAAGGCGAAGGCTCAGTCAGATAATGTTCAGCTAAAGGCACAGATAGATACGAGTAAGAATGAACTCAAATACATGGAGCAGAAGCACGACGCTCAAGTAGCCACCCTTAACCAACAATTGGATAGGGTTAAAATGGTCACAGATAGTATCGAGCAGAACGACGAGCTTAAGTTTAAATATGACCAGCTAGATGTTCTTGAGAGCATAGAGCTTAAGAAGATAGGCGCAAAGGAAGATACCCGTGATGACGAGCAATAAGAATTTAAGTCCAAGTGTAAGAGAGCAATTACTGTCAGAGGTAGCTATCGCTGACAGGGCTTCTAAGGCTTACAAGATATTCATAAAGAATTTTTGTGAGGTAGAGCGCTTGGATGTATTTAACCAATTTTGTAGATTGGACCCCTCAGACCTTGAGAGACTACACTCTATAAAGTTAAGACAGATGTCCATAGACCTTTTAGACGACTCTATACAAGAGGTCATAAATACAGGTAAAATGGCATCAGAAACACTGCAAAGAAAGGATTAAAAAATGGCCGACGAAACTACTCTACCTGAGCTAAGCTCAGAGAATGTTGAGGACCCAGTTGCTGACTTATTGTCCGGGAGTGAACATAACGATTCAGAAGATTCAGAAGACTCTAACGAGGACCGAGACGAATCCACCAATGATGATGTTAATGAAGATGAAGAAGATGAAAAAGATGAACCCACTGACCAGTCTGAAGAATCTGACACCTCTGAAGGGGGTGAAGAAACTTGGGCTGAGGCTTTAGGTGTATTAGAGGAGGATATAGAGCTAGATGGGAACGGATCATTTAAGTCCGTAAATGTAAAAGTCGATGGTGAATCCAGTAGTATAGGGTTGAAAGACCTTATAGCCGGTTACCAGACTAATAAGCATAATACCCACAAATCTCAAAAACTCGCTGAGGACCGAAAAGGCTTTGATCAGCAGTTAAGAGTTACTACAAAGCAGTATACCCAAAAGCTTGATGAGGTATCTAAGCTGGCAGAGTATATGCATAATAACCTATTAGATGAGTTTAACCAGATCGATTGGAACCGTCTAAGAGCTGAGGACCCGGCAGAGTATGCCGCAGCACAACAAGATTTCTCATCTCGGCAAGTAGAGATTCAGAAAGTTTATCAAGCAATCAGTACTGATCGGACGGCTGAGGAGACAACATCCGCATCAAGACAGAAGGTTGATAGAGAGGACTATTTAAAATCTGAATATGCCAAGATAGTATCAAATAATCCTAGTTGGGATACACCTGAGAAAGTAAAAGCGGGTGTAGAGGAGATCGGGTCATTTGTAATGAGTGAGTACGGGTTATCCTCGGAGGCATTTTATTCTATTGGGGACTCAAGATATTTTGAGATCGCCAAGGATGCCATGGCTTTTCGCAAGGGGTCTAAGGTTGCTAAGAAAAAGGTTAGTAGTAAGTTACCAAAGTATCAGAAGAGTAAGGCCGGTAAAACCCGTAAGAAGGTTTCAAAGCTAGATAAATTAACAAAGGCTATTGACAATACGTCAGGTAATCATAAGCGAGAGCTTCAAGATACCGCAATAGCAGAACTATTATTAGGTGGATAAGAATGGCTTCAGAAAACTTAGACTCTGTAGACCTTAAAGCAGTACCATTAAATGGACTGATCAATGAGGACGTAATGCAGAAAATATGGGATATCAGCAAAATCCCTTTACCTTTCACAGACATGGTGGGTTCCGGCTCTGCTAGGAACTCTTACAAAGAGTGGACAACAGATGAGTTGGCTCAACCAGACCCAGATAATGCGGTTGTCGATGGAGATGACGCAGTAGGAAATGATACCAAAGTTGGTGAACGTGTAGGAAATCATCACCAGACTTCGGACAAGGTTGTACGTGTATCATACAGAGCAAATGCTTCAGATACAATTGGCCGAGCTAAGGAGCTTAGTTACCAGTTAGTTAGACGCTTGCAAGAACTGAAGCGTGATGTAGAATCAATGTCATTGTTAAACCAAGCATCTGTTGCGGATGACGGGGCTACTATTGCGGGTCGTGCAGGTGGATTACCTACCTGGTATCGAACTAGTACGGTTAATCTTACCTCACCTGTCGGATTCAATAACAGTACGGGGTTGACAACCGAGCCTACAGCCACTTCCGACGGGATTACTCTATCTGAGACAATGGTCCGAGATGTTGTTGAATCGGTGTTTCAAGAGGGGGGTGATCCAGGAATTCTTATGACAGTACCCAGTATCATTCGTAAGATCAGTGAATACCTATTTACATCATCCGCTCGGGTCGCGACGCTTCAGTCCGACCAGGGTAAGTCCGCTGAAAAGGCGACAGCTCTAGGCTCAATAAATGTATTTGTAACAGACTTCGGGGCTTTAAAAATGGTGCCTAACCGATTGCAATTGTTATACGATGCATCACATACCAACCCTAGCTTAACAGCTAGTTTTGCGGATGTATTTATCATCGATCCGGCCTATCTACAAATGTGCTACCTTTATGGTTACAGAACAGATATGTTGGCGAAAACAGGATTGGCAGAAAATCGCCAAATGGCAGTAGACTGGTCTCTTATCGTTAATACTGAAAAGGCCCACGGTATTATCGCATCCGTAAATCCAACTGCGGATATGGTTGCTTAGTAGCAACTCTTCAGGCCTGAAAAGGGTCAAACTTGGTGCAAGGTAAGTTATCGTTTTCTTACCTTGCACGTTTTTTGAGGTGTAATATGAGAGCAGTAAATACTCACAGTGATTTGTTCTATCTAGAGTCGGGGGTTTGTAGACCCGGTGAGGACGCAGAGTTTACAAATAAAGAATTTGTATTCCTATCTAAGTTAGGTAGAGTTGAGGTTTTTGCCGCCCCTGAGGTACCTAAGGTACCTAAGGTACCTAAGGTACCTAAGGTACCTAAGTCTCCTAAAGTAAGCGAGAAGGGGGTTTAAGATGGAGTTACCCGGGTCAGGCCCCATTAAACAAGAATTGCACTATCAGGAGCATACGGGGGTATTGACTAGTGCCCAAACTCAACCTACTGAAGACCTGATTTTAGGTCGTAATGCCGAGCTCAGGAAGAATCCGGGTGTGTTAAAGGATTTAGGTCAGGGGTCTGAAGGAGGGACCTGGGGCAGACAGATAGCGTCAATACCTATGATAGTATTTGACGCGGCAATACGACAGGGTTTTGATCTAAATAATACGGATGCAAAATACGGGGCTAGAGAGATGCAAAGATTTTTAGCCACACCGACAGGTAAAACCTGTCTTGTACGGGGGAAGTAACATGCCAGGCAAATTATGTACAGGGTCAGAAATACCCAGTGCTTACTTGGGTTGTTGTTGTGACAGTGTTGGTGCAGTACCAACAAGCACATGAGACCTTTATTAATGATGCGAACCAGGGGATTAGCAGGACCCCGATTCGTAAACAATATTAAATCCGCTGGCAACTTTATTGGATTGGGGGATGCAGTGCCGCCAATTGACCCGCCAACCGATGACACCCCCGCCATTGGCATTGCTTACAACAGTGATAAAACTGTATGGGGTATGCACTTGGCAGCAGGATCAGAACCGGCATACGGGTCAATCAACCCTGGCACATACAAAGACCAGGTTTGGTACACAATTTCAGGTGGTACAGCAGATACAGGTGTAACTGTTCAGTTTGGGCCAACTGGCAACGAGCGGCTAACCAGCATTGAGTCTATCATTATCACTTATGACGGTGTAAATACGTCTACGGTCGTATGGGATGGTACGTTTGCTTACACTAATACTGATGCTGCATTTAGCGCATGGATTGAGGCTAATGTAGGTCAGGAAAAAACATTAGAACTTAACCCAGTAGCGGCCATTGGCCCTAGTTATTACTACTTCAATGGCATCGACAGTTATGCGGATTTCCCCTTATGGAGTCCTACAGATTCGGCAGGTGGTTATCAGATAAGCGCGCAGATTAGAAATGAAGGTTTAAACACGGCAGACGCGACAATCATTTCATCGGACCTTGATGACATCACAGAGTTGTGGAAGCCTGGGGGTAGTCCGTACCGAGGTCGTTTTAAGTACTTAAGTTCTGTCGGATCAACTACTATTGAGAGTGAAATCTTTGGTTCACTTGC